TAGTAATACTAAGAGAGTAAGGAATAGAAATGCTAAAGGACATTTTGTAAAAGATGATCCAAATACCCCTGAAAATGAGGCATGGAAAGAGATACCAATAGAACCTAAATTAACCCCTAAAACTAAACGTAAAAGGAGGAAAAAGTAATGAGTAAAAGTATTAACGAATCCAGTGTTATTATAGACGAAAATGTTACTAATAACACTACAGATAGTGATATCAAAACACTTATTAATAGGGTAGAGAAACTAACAGTTATTATGGAGAATAAGACTGATAAGTTAATAGAAAGACTTGATAAGATATTAGTGGCAAATGGTATATATTGATACACTTTAATGTTAAAATAAGGTTTTAAATACCTTTATAAATATATCTCCGTTTTTTATATCATTCTCAATAAGTATCATTTATTGAGACTCAATTAGCATATTTCATTCTCACAAACTAACCTATATAAGGGTTGCTATTAGTGTATAAGTATGGTATAATATGAGTTATATTGTTATAACCCTATGCTATATGATTTAATAGGTTTTATTATCATTTTATTGCTTGGAATTATTCTCACTTATTATCAATCAAAATACATGAAATAAGGGTCTAATTAGTGTTATAAATGTCTTGTAATCTGCCTGGTTGATGCAACCTTTGCGAGCGTAACATAAGGAAGGCAAATTGTCAAGTATCAGGACGGATTTTTTACACAAAGTAACATCAATTCTTGTGCCGATTTACGAAGTGTCCACTATATGCTGACAACCCCTAGGAAACCGTGTATTATAATAGAGTACACAACAAAAGGAGCACTCATGCAACTTCGTCCTATCGCTTCCAACATGACACAGTTGGACCTCGCAGATGGAACATCCGTACTATTCAGTTATTCAACTCCTGTTGCTTGCCTGACTGATAATGGTTATTACAGAACTGCCAAGAAATGGTCAGTTACAACATCACGTCATATCAACAAGTGGTTAGATGGCGTACTAGCAAAGGAGCAACCACAGGAATTTTTTGATTCATTGGTCAATTCGTAAACTGTCCCAACCCCGCTTGCATAAGGCGGGGTTTTCTGTTATAGTAAAACCATGATGAAAAACTTGAAAAACACGCACATTGAACACCCTGAGGACTCAATCCTCACCGGTGACCTATCAGTCCTTGATTGGTTCACTAGTACTAGTACCGCCGCTTCGTGGAAATGGGACGGTGCGCCTGCCATCGTATGGGGCACAAACCCTGCAACCAATTCTTTCTTCGTAGGCACAAAAAGTGTGTTTAATAAAGTTAAACTCAAGATCAACGAATCACACGCAGATATTGATAACAACCATGAGGGAATAGTCGCCGATATATTACATTATTGCTTTGATAATCTTCCAGACTCTGATGATATATTACAGGGTGATTTTATCGGGTTCGGTGGTACAAACTGTTTTCAACCTAATGTTATAGAATACGTGTTCACAGATGTTATAAACGAAGAGATCGTAATTGCGCCTCATACGTTATACACTACTGAAACAGGATTACTGAAGGATAGTGTTAGTCAACCGTTAAATTACAAACTCGATGATACTGAAGTTTGCAAGTTTCTCCAACCAAAGTGTTACTCACGTCCTAGTGATTCCATTGAACAACTTGTTAGTTTCGCCCGTCAAATTGCGACACTAGTTGAATTTGAAGACGAAAAAAGTGCGAAGCAATTAAAGATAGATTTAAACGCATATATTCGTGATAATGATGAAATAGTGGCAGAACAGTTTGATAACTATAACCTCATACGGTTGTGGTTACTTATCAAGAAAATTAAGATGGAAATGTTATCACTATGCTATCACGATTGCGACGTGGATTGTTATATAAACGATGAGGAAATTACATCAGGTGAAGGTTATGTTCGTTCTAACGATTACGGAACCTATAAGTTAGTTAACCGTGAAGTTTTCTCATACGCTAACTTTAATGCTGGTGTAATTCGTAGATAATTCTTGTTAACAATGGGGAATAAGATGCGCCCCTATTAAAGACACTTAGTAAACCTAATCTCTTTCGTTAATTATGGCAAACTCAACTGAACAGTTTGTATCACGCACATTCGCTGAATTCCTTCTGGAAAATGCAAACAATGGCAACGAAATCCTTGCCGTCCTGGATGACATCGTAGAAGCAAGAAGTGCAGTACTATAAGTTACATTTAATAGGGGTGTAATAGCAGACAGTTGATATCACAAATAGAATAGTACAGTTTATAACATTGAGGAGGGGCTAATCACCCCTCCTTTCTTATTACTAACTGTGTCATTCGTTCGTGATTAGACAGTCGTGGTTATTATGCCCCTTATATGTTAAAAACCGCTGACTCCCCTAACCTACAAAGTGTTACGAACGACCGATATATTATAATCGATTTAAGTTTCCCTTGAATCCAGAATTTTTTTCGCTAGTAAAAAATCCCCGTAGGGGTTCATTGCTATACAGGATTCACCACATGAAATTTCTTTAGGTTCTTTATTAACACCTAGGGCATAAAAAAATACCGTCCAGCAAAAAAGGCAGTAGAGGATGATGTAGAAATCAGAGAGTTTCACATACCTCCATGTATAATGATATGTCCCATTAATATAAGGAAGACCCCTTGCATAAACATTAAACTGAAATTATATCTTCTTCTTATAGAGTTCATCAGTAGTGGCACCTTACAGACTCTTTGTTATTATAGCACAACCTTGCGAAATAGGCAAGAATACTATATAATTTCGATAACTGAATTAACCTATATGAAGAGAAATGGTATTACGACTATAGAGATTGATCCTGTTACTGGAGAATATAAGATGATGATACCTGAATGGTTAATGAATGATGAAGGATGGTATGATGGTACAAAGATACGGTTTGACCTTGACAATGGTGATATAATAATAAGTGAGTATAATGATTATGATGATTGATTCTATTATTACAGAAGCAGGGTTTATTCTTATCGGAGGAATTGTAGCATTAATACCAGTTTATCTGTTAAGTTTAGTATTAACTCCTAATGATTGAAGGTATTGAGATATATGATGTTCTTTCTAAAGGCGAATGTAATAGTATTATTAGTAGTTTTGAAAGAGATAGACGTATTGAACCAGGTTTAGTAAGTCAGACTGTCAATGTTGATAAGAAAAAGAGTACTGATTTAAAGGCTGATTTTACTAATAATATAGAGTATGGAGAGTATAATAATATTATTCTTCCTGCATTAGTAAGTGCTAAGGATGAGTATTTAAAGAAGTATCCTCAATTAAGTAACGGACCTAGGTTTAATATAGTCGGGAAATATAATATCCAACGGTATGTTGAAGGGGAAGGGTACTTTGCCGAGCATTGTGAACATAGTGGGATGTATCCGTATCGTATGTTAGTCTGGAGTATGTTTCTAAATGATGCCAAATGTGGGACGTATTTTACGCAGTTTGATAAGACTATTCCTGCTGTGGGCGGAAGTTTGATTATCTTTCCTGCCTTTTGGTTATATCAGCACCGTGGTGTTGTGCCTAATATAGGTATAAAATATATTGCTACTGGTTGGTGGGAATATGATGTTAAAACTATTGGAGATTAAAATGTTATCTACTAAGTATAGATTAGAATTAACTGATATCTGTTGTCGGATGTTAACGACTGATGGGGTTCCCGTTTCCCTCGATGAACGGATTTGGATGAATAAATTGTGTGAGCATAATATGAGTGCCCGTGATTTAAGAGATTCTTTATTATGTCCTTATAAGGTTGAAGACCGATATGAAACGTAACCTGAAAGGTCGTAGGTGGATCTTTATAATATTGGCTGTTACGGGCTTTATGCGGGTTGCTATTATAGCCGTGCCTGTGGTAGGATTGTATATGTTTAATAACGGAGCTGTAGAAAATGTTGAAGACGGAGCGTAAGCGATGAGCTGGGACGTGAAGGAAATCGATAACTTCCCCTCGGAGTATAAGGATATGATGAAGGGATTGTTGACGAAGCGGCAGCTCGAAATACTCGATGGAGACCCGCTTAAATCCTCGGAGGGGATGGTCTTTGGCTCGATGTATGCCGATTGGAAGAAAAAGAAAGGATTTGATTGACTTTTACTATATAAACTGATATAATTGAATTGAAAAGGAATTAATTTTTATGGCTAAAGGATTTACTGTTAAGGCAAAATCTCCTACGAAAAAAACATCGGATACCCCAGAATGGGATTATGCCAAGGCAAAAGAAATGGTCAAGGGCAAAACAATTGTATTTTGTCTTCCTGGCCGGATGGTTTCTTATACGTATCTAAAGAGTTTTGTACAATTATGCTTTGATTTGGTACAGGCAGGGGCAAGTATACAGATTAGTCAAGACTATTCTAGTATGGTTAACTTCGCACGTTGTAAGTGTTTAGGTGCTAATGTATTACGTGGTCCAGATCAAAAACCTTGGGATGGTAAGTTGAAATATGACTGGCAACTATGGATTGATAGTGATATTGTCTTCAATAGTGAGAAGTTTTGGCAACTTATTCTTATGGATAAGGACATGGCTGCTGGTTGGTACTGTACTGAAGATGGAAAAACAACCTCTGTTGCTCATTGGTTAGAAGAAGATGACTTCAGAACCAATGGTGGTGTGATGAATCATGAGACTATTGAAAGTATGAGTAAGAGACGTAAACCATTTCAGGTTGATTACACTGGATTTGGTTGGTTCTTAATTAAGCACGGTGTATGGGAGAACGAAGAGATGAAGTATCCTTGGTTTGCTCCTAAAATGCAGGTTTTTGAGTCTGGAGAGGTTCAAG